GCAGCAGCACGCGGCGAGTTGGATCTCAACAGGCTGGCCCGCGAAGAACTCGCCGCGCGCGGTTTGGACCAAAACGGGGTTTGGGTCGGGTTCGACAAGGCCGCAAAAATCCACAACGTTTAAGGAGCAACAACATGAAAGCCCAAGCCCTCAACCAGATTCTCGAAACCATCGCCAAGCAGCACCTCTTTGTAGAAACCCTCGAAACCCGCCACAGCGACCGACTGGATTTCCACGACGTGTCGGTGTGGGGCATCAAGGCAGCCCTCGAAGCCGCCTACCTCGCAGGCCAGCAATCCCAACAAACCAAGTAACCCAAGGAGATCAAAATGACTGACATCAAACTCACCGATACCCAGCGCCAAATCATCGAGCACGCCGTGCAACACACCGGAGGCAAAATCGAGTGGTTCCCCGATAACGTCAAGGGCGGCGCACGAAGTAAGGTGCTCGACGCCATGTTCAACCGTGCGCTTATCACCCGCGACGGAGAGGGCTGGTGCGTGGCTGCCGAGGGCTATCAGGCCTGCGGTGTGCATTGCAGCCTGACCCCGGAACAGGTTGCTCGTGGCCTTGCGATGCAAACTGAGTCCTTGGCCGAGATGGTCAAGGAAACCCAAGCAGACGCCACCGTTCGGCGCACACGAGCCAACAGCAAGCAGGCCGAGGTCATCGCCATGCTCAAGCGCCCGGAGGGAGCCACGATCAGCGAGATTTGCCTAGCCACCGGATGGCAGCAGCACACCGTGCGCGGCACCTTTGCCGGAGCCTTCAAAAAGAAACTGGGGTTGGAAATTACCTCGGTCAAAGAGCCGGGGCGAGATCGGGTTTATCGGATTGATGCTCAATAGCGCCAACGGAGTCAAATGGCAGGCCATCTGACTGACGGGTGGCCTGCAAACCCGTCCACTCCTGCCAGCGGCGCACGATCACATCACAATATTTCGGATCAAGTTCGATCAACCGAGCCTGCCGACCGGACTTCTCGGCAGCGATCAGCGTAGTGCCAGAACCACCGAACAAGTCCAGCACGATGTCGCGCGACTTGCTGCTGTTGAGGATGGCGCGCTCGACCAGTTCGACCGGCTTCATGGTCGGATGCAGGTCGTTCTTGGCGGGTTTCTTGATCTGCCAGACATCGCCCTGATCGCGTGCACCGCACCAGAAGTGATCGGCACCGTCGCGCCACCCGTACAGGATCGGCTCGTACTGGCGCTGGTAATCCGCGCGCCCGAGCGTGAATGTGTTTTTGGCCCAGATGATGAACGTCGACCACTTGCCACCGGCAGCACGGAAGGCTGCCTGCAAGGTGTCGAGTTCGGATGAACTCATTGCGATGTACACCGCGCCCTTGGTCACCGACAACAGGTTCGTGCAGGCATCGGTGAGGAATGTTCCGAAGTCGTCACCCAGGTTGTCGTTCAGGATCGGGCGGTTCTTGCCGCGCAGCTTGTCCTTCGCGGTATTGGCGTAGTTGACGTTGTAGGGCGGATCGGTGAACGCCATGTCGGCCAGTTCCTCCCGCATCAGGCGCTTGAGATCGTCAGCCTTGGTGGAGTCGCCGCACAGCAGGCGGTGCTGGCCAAGCAGCCAGATGTCACCCGGTTGGGTGACGGCGACTTCTTGCACTTCCGGCACCGCATCGTCGTCGGTCAAACCTTCCTTGTCACCGGAATTCAGCAGGTCGTCCAGTTCATCATCACTGAAGCCCAGCAGACCGAGATCAAATTCGGAGGTCTGCAATTCCGACAGTTCCAGTGCCAGCAGTTCCTTGTCCCATCCGGCATTCTCGGCCAGCCTGTTGTCGGCCAGGACGTAGGCGCGCTTTTGCGCAGCCGACAGATGCGACAACTCGATCACCGGCACTTGCGTCAGTCCCAGCACGCGAGCCGCCTTGAGCCTGCCGTGTCCGGCGATCAAGCCACGCTCGCCATCCACCAGGATGGGGTTGGTCCAGCCGAACTCGCGGATGCTGGCTGCGATCTGGGCGACCTGTTCATCGCTGTGGGTACGCGCATTGTTGACGTAGGGCACCAGTGAATCGACCGGTCGGTATTCGATGTTGAGGTTTTCCATGGGCGTAAAAAAACCGCCCGGAGGGGGCGGTTGATGTGTGTCGGAGGTGGTCGTGCAAACTTCGACCATGTCAGGAATATACGCAAAATCTCCCCGAAATGCGACACCCTAAAAATGGCCTGAAACCCGCATAAATACTCATCTCTCTGCATGATTTCGAACCGCTTTGCAACTTGCCGCAACTACACTCATGCCATTCAGGTTTTCGGCCAGAATCGACAGCGCGATGTTCCGCCTGCGCTGGACAGTGCGCACTGCGCAGCCGAAGCGTTTGGCGATCTGTGACCACTCGAAGTGGTCGGCCCGCATCCAGACGATGTGCCGGGATTCGACATCCAGCATCTGCATCCAGCGCATCGCCTCCAGCATCCGTTCGACTGCTGCCGGAGTGGGTGGGAAGTGACGCTCCTCATCGCATGGCTTCTGCTCCGGTGCCATACGCAGCAGGATCGGCCAGACGTTGAGGTAGCCCTGTACTCGGGCAGGTGGCAGGCGTCGCGCGGTTTCCGCTGCCTCGGTAAATCTGGCCGCAACACTTTCGGGTGTCCAGTCATCCATGGCGTTTACCTCCATACAGTCGTTCGCCGATCCGGCGCACGAATTCACGCTCGACGAAATCCAGCCGCTCGTCCGTTTCTTGCACCACTAGGATGTGCTGCTCGCGCCAACCGGATTCCTTGATCGCCTCCAGATCGGTGACATTGGGTTGCAGCTTGCCCAGCGGGCAGCGATAGGGTTGTGGTTTCATGTCACACCTCCAGACTGCGGGCATAAGCGAGCAAAGCCAGCGCATCCGCTTCGTTGTCATCTGCCGGGGAGTGGCCAAGATGGCGCGCAGCGGCAATCATCTCGTCCTTGCTGGCGTTACCTTTGCCTGTCGCGTGTTTTTTGATCGTGCCGACCGGGATGCCCTGGTACGGAATCTGGTGGTGCTCGCACCAGGCGGTCAGATGCGCCATGAATCCGCCGTAGGCGTGCGCAGCATCCACGCCGAGGTGCCGACGCACTTCCTCGAAGTACACGGAATCGATGCCATCTGCCGATTGCTTGATCTCGGTGAGCCAGCGCTTGAACCGGAGGAAGCGCATGCCGCCTCCCTCGAAGCGTTGCGGCTTGAACGATGCAGAGCCGCTGGTGATGCTGCCGTCACGGGCTGCCAGCGCCCATCCGGTGGTGGTGCCCAGGTCGAGGGCGAGTAGAGTTTTGTTCATGTTGTCAGTCCTTTTTTCGTGGGGACTGACGCAGCTGACGTAGTTTGTCGAAACCCCTATATTGTGTGCGCACGCGCGCACGTATGGAGACTTACGATAAACAGCGTCAACTGCGTCAGTCGGATTGTTTTTCATGGCATCAGTTATCGCTGTATGGGGTGTAGGCAGGCTTGGGCGGCTCCTTCAGTCCAATGCCGCGAAACCCTCTGATGCCTGAGCTGTTGCGCCACTTCTCCAGTCCTCGGGTGATGAGCAGATCGGAGAAGCGCCGTTGCGAGCCGACGAATTCGCCAGCCGCATCAGCCCACTGTTTCCAGTCGTTGAAGAGTTCCGCAGTCAGGGAGTTGGCGGTGGTGACGCGCACGCAACGCTCATCCAGCCAGCGACCCAGCGCATCCTCGGCCTCGAAGTATTCCTCGGTGGCATCGACTACCTGCTGGGGCGGATCGAGGCGTCCGATGCGCTGCCACTCGAGACAGCCCTCAAGCGCCCAAGCCAGAATCCCATCACGTTCGGCCAGCAATTTTTGCTGCAGATGCTTGTCGCGCCGCTCGGGTGGTACTGTGATCGTGAAGGGAATGAGGTGCAGTCGTCGCCTCATCGCCTCATCGATGTTGCGGATCGCTGGTTTGTGGTTGCCTGCGACGAACAGCTTGAATTGCGGAAAGAACTCGAAGAAGTCCTGCCGCATGAAGCGTGCGGAAATCTTGTCGCCGCCGGTCAGGCTCTTGACCTTGGATTCTGCCCAGCGTCGCCCCTGTTCGGTTTCGATGGCGGCTACGAAGCGAGCGCCACGCAGTCCGGCCATGTCGGTCGGATGGCGATCGGTGCGCGTTTCCATGAAGGTGTCCATGGCTGCGTTGGTGGCGTAGTCGCCGAGGATCGTCGCCAGCGTATTTACGAACACTGATTTGCCATTGGCCCCCGTGCCGTACAGGAAGAACAGGGCGTGCTCGCGGGTGGAACCCGTCAGCGCGTAGCCAACCATCCGCTGCAGATAGGCCTGCAGTTCCTTGTCACCACCCGTCACCTCATCGAGAAACTGTCGCCAGGTCGGGCAGTCGCCCTTGGGGGTGGCCGTGGTGATCTTGGTCGTCCGGTCACGCCGGTCATGCGGACGTATCCGGCCTGTGCGCAGATCGACGATACCGCCCGGTGTGTTGAGCAGCCAGATGTCGGCATCCCACTCATCGGTCGTGCCTGCATGGCGGCGATCTGCACGCGCCAGTCTCTCAACTGATGCGACGGTGCTGGCGGCAGCGAGCTTGGCAGCGACTCTTGGGTTTTCAGTGCGCAGCGCAGCATGACGACAGACGTGCCGGATGAGATCGGTGGCCGCCAGCGTGTCTTCGGTGCGCCAGCGCTGACCGTCCCACATCAGCCACTTGCCCCATGCCGCGACATACCGCCAGTCGTGGCGGTAGCGACGCGTGAACGAGAGTGCCAGTGCATCGTCCGTGCCCCACACGGTCTGTTCGGACTGGGCATCGGTTTCCACATCGGGCGCATCGTCCGGGAGATGCATTTCCATGCGCGGGCCACTGGCAAGGAATGTGGCCACATCAAACCCGTCTGCAATGGCGTCCGCAGCATCCCATCCTTCGGGGCGATCCTCGGGCGGCAACAGGACGGCACACGAGATGGCACCGGCAGCCAAAGCAGCCTGACCGGCATCCTGCGCGTATTCCCAGCCGGGTTTATCCTTGTCTGGCCAGATCAATACCCGTTTGCCTGCCAGCGGCGACCAGTCGGTCTTGTCCACAGGTGCCTTGGCACCGTGCATGGCGGTGGTGGCGCATACACCATGGGCGATCAAGGCCTGCGCGCATTTCTCGCCCTCGGTCAGTACCACGACATCGGATGCTGCCATGCCCGGCTGGTTGTACAGCGGACGCGGATCGGGCGGTGCCATCCTGCGCCGCTTGGCATCCCATGGCCGGAACTCCTTGCGACGGCCCGGAGGGTCGTAGCGGTACACCACGGCGATGAGTTTTCCGTCGCGGTCGAGGTAGTCCCATTTGGCGGTGGCAGGCCCGAGGTCATCGACTGGTGCTTCGCGTTTGGCTTTGCGTGTCGTCTGCACCGGGGCACGTCCAACCAGATCGCGGGCATGATCGAGCACGGTGGCGAAATCGCTATGAGCATCGCAGCCATGGTGTCGCGCGACCAGATCAAAAATATCGCCACCGTCACCAATGGCCCTGTCCGTCCAGAGTCCTGCCTTGTCGCTGGTGAGTACGACCTCCAGGCTGTCGCCGGGACTGCCCAGCACATCGCCGATATGGAATTTGCTGTGCCGTTTCTTGCCTGCCGGGAAGAGCGTGAGCAGAACCGACTCCAGCCGGAGCAGCAGCGCGTTACGAACTTCGTCGCGATCCGATTCGCGTGGCTGGACTTGCTGGGATGGGGTGTCGTTGAAGTCCATCATTTTGCACCTGACTTTCTTTTGGATTTTTTGTGGAAGGAGGGCACGATCGGAGGCAGGTAGTGCGCCTGCCGTGCTACCTGACGGACAAACTCCGGATGCAGGCCGATCAGATCGGCGATGCGCTCGAGGTTGTGTCCCTTCAGGAAGCGAATCGCCCTGCGCCGGACGTAGTCGTCCACCGACACGGCATCGGCCATGCCCTGACAGATCACCGCGACCATGAGCTTGGTTTCCGGTTTGGGTGCGAAGGCATGACGCAGGAGCAGTCGTTCAATCGCCCGAATCCCGACCAAGGGCCGGTTCGGATGTGTGGGGATGAGGGCTGCGTTCATGCGGGCCTCCAGCAGCGATCCTGCCAACTGCAGAATTTGCACTCGATATGGGTGGAATCGCTGAACGACCGGGGCAGCAGTTCTCCGTGCTCGGTGGCCGTGATGATTTTCACGGCACGGTCCGAAGCACGTTGTGCCAGCACCGCATCGAACGGCACCAGTTCGAACCACAATTCCTGCGTATCCTTGTTGATGGCAGTGAAAAGCGCCGGGTTGCGGCTGATGCCCTCGACCGTGGATTCCATGTACGCCTGGTAGATTGCCATCTGCGCGGCATAGACTGGCTTCGCCACTGACACGCCACGTTTGACGCAATCCCGCCAGTTCTGCGCGTTCATGGTTTTGCACTCCCACAGCATCGGGAATGACCAACCGAGATCGGCGGGTGCGGCCATGACGATGCCATCCACGTGTCCCTGAATCAGCCCGTCGCACACCGAGAATCCGAACTGGCCACCCGAGCGGGTGCGGGTGTAGAGATCGAAACCGGACAGACGTAGCCAGCGGATCGCCAGATCTTCCAGCACATGGCCGACCTCGAAGATGCGCAGCACCCGGCCATCGAAATCACGACCGGGATCGACTGGTGCTCCCGCGAACTCGTACTGAAGCGCCCGGTCGCAGGCTACGCCCAGACGGGATGCGCCGAGATAGGTGCGCCGTTCCTGTCCGGCACGTTCGGCGGTGAGTGCAGCATCGATGTGCGAGGTCACGACCTCATGCACCTTGGGGCGGTGATTGAAATCCAGCATCACGCACCGCCTTTCTGGGGCTGAGGTTCCTCCCACGGCAGATCGCTCTTTAGATCGGCGAACGGGTCCTGCACCACGTTCGGCAAACCCCGCACTGCGGGGAATGCCGTCGAGGCGTGCCGTTCGGCCATCGCGTCCACAAAGCAGGAAACGATCGCATCGCAGACCTTGAGTGCTTCGGACTCGCTGTACTGGCCGAGCGGCTTATCAAAGCCAATCTCGCCAGCCGCTTCGCCGAAGGCCTTCAGGCAACGGCGGATGGCGGCCTGCTCGTATTCGGTCGCATCAATCATGGGAAGCTCCTTGCCCTTGTCTTCCGCTTCGGTGCGCAGGTTGTAGAACCGATGGAATGCGTCCTGACACCGTTTTGAGCAGAACACCCAATCGACCGGGTAGCGCCGGGGATCGGCGATGGAATACCGCGTATCGGTGATTCCAAAGCCACGCGCCTCGCGTGAACAAATCCAGCACTTGCTCATGCATGCTTACCTCCAAAGCGTAAGCGGGGAGCATGCTGTTTGCATTGCGCATCCAGCTCGACGAAATCGTTCTTGATTTCGGTCGTGCCAATCACCACACCGGCAGGATGTGCGCATCTGGCGATGCGCATTCCCCCAATGTCGGTTTCGCTCGTTTTGTCCAAATGGCGACAGTTGCCGCAGCGTTGATTTTTCATCATCAACTCCTCACTGTGCCCATGCCGGTTTGCCGACAGATGCAGGACGGGATGGCGTGGCCGGTTTTGCCTGCGGTGCAGCGGCGACAGGAGCGGTACCAGCCTTCGGAGGCACCCCCATCAGCCGTGCATAATCCTTGTGGTCTGGCTCGATCACCTGCTTGATGGTGTTGCGGTACTCGCCCTTACTGTCTTTCTCGACATCGATGCGGGCGACGAACTCGATGCCGTCCAGTGCGCTGAAACTGCCGATACGGCGAGCGTTTTGCGCCTCGGAAGACTGATCGGAGGGCAGCACGCCATAGGCCGAATTGAGCGCGGCACGGATGAAGGTGCGGCCCATGTTGGCCCAGGCATCGCCCTTGGGGGAGTGCAGGCCGATGTTGCTCCACAGCTTGCGTTTGGCGAATTCGCCCTCCAGTACGACGAACTCGGCGGCAAGATAGATCGAGCCAGTATCGAAACTCTCGGTGGCATAACCATCGGTCCAGCCGCGTGCGGCGTCATCAAAACCGCCCGGCTTGATCGTCATGCGGACCTTGGTCAGCGTCCCCTTGGGGATCAGGTCGAAAGAGGTTTGTTGTTCGGCGTCGTTGAAATCGTTCCAGTTCATGCTCATGATTTATTCCTTGTCAGATGGGGTGGCGGGGGCTGCGCACTTGGCGATCAGCCGTCCGAGGTGGGGTTCTTCCTGCATGTCCAGACGACCTGAACGGTCCTTGGCCGGGAAGCCCCATGGGTTGAGGGTGTGGCAGATGAAGGCGCGGTAACTGCTGCCGTCGTCGGCCTTGAGTTCAGCGAGGGTGGCAACTTCATCGACGATGCCGGGCAACTCGAGCGCGGTTTTGCTGCCCTCGATCTGCGGCACGAACACCTTGCGGTTGAAGTCGTCGATCTTCTCGTCCAGGATGGCGACGAACACCACGTTCTTGCCGCGTGCGTGCTGCAGGTGGGTGAGCGCGGTGATCATTTCCTGCCCGAGCAATCCATATGCACCCCGGCTGTCCGGTTTGCCGGTGCGCTCGGAATACGCGGCAGGCTGCGCCTTGGCCCAGGTGAAGCACAGGCGTGACAGCGCCGTGATCGAATCGCAGAAGTAGGTCTCGTACTTGTCGAGCTGTGCCGGGTCGCCGTAGGTCTGGAAGACATGGTCGAAGTGCGCCTGCGAGAACGGCTGATCGGCAGGCAGTGCCGGATTCGGACCGGCAAGGAACACCACCAGATCACGGAACTCCGGCCAAGTGCGTGGACGGATGGTATCGCCCGACCATTCGGCCACGGCCAGATCGCCTGCCTCCAGATCGATGAACAGCGTGATGTCTGTGCCCAGCGTCTTGAGCTGGGAGGTTTTACCGATGCCGCTCTTGCCGAGCAGGGCCATCTTCACTCCACGCTTTTCGGCGCGGCGCTGGTCGGCGGAAATGATGGGTAGGCTCATGCTGCACCTCCTTCCACCAGTGCCAGACGGAAGCTGGGCTTGCCGGGTTTTACGGTGCGTGCTGCCTCGAATTGTTCGCGCAGAGTGGATGGCCAGTTCTTGAAACGGCTTTCCGACACGGAGTAATCGACGTCGATGAAGTCGGAAACGTTCTCTCCGGCGGCAGTGATGCGTTCTGCCATCTCGGCCAGACGCTTCTGATCCCACGAGACACGTTTGGGCAACTCGTAGGTCACTTGCAGCGCGCCGTCATCGATATGCGTCACACCAAAATCGCGTCCGGATTCCTGCAAGGACTGCCGGGCCTGCTCGCCGTAGCGTTGCTCCAGCGCGGTATTGAGCCGGTCGCGCGACTGCTTGATCCATGTCGCCATCAGGTTGAGCGACAGGTCAAACTCCTGCAGTTGTTGCTGTGGTAGCGCGACAAGTTGGCTGACAGAGAGTTCCGGCAGGGAGCCGGTATTGATCATGAGGTCGCTCATGCTGCACCTCCTGCTGTCAGTGGTTGGGAGGTGCTGGTTCGCAGACACTGAGCCTCATAGGCTTCCACGTCTTCGATGCGGTACAGAACCCGCCCATGAAGTTTCATGAAAACCGGGCCAATGCCTTCGCAACGCCAGCGTTCGAGGGATGCTGCACTGCAGTCCCAGCGTTCAGCAAGTTCTTGCTGATTAAGATGTTTTACGGTCATTTGATACCTCTACGGTTGTGTGCGAAATCGCAGAGGCAGTTTCGAGTTCGGGCTTACTGAGGGAATACCAGCCGAATTACTGAAAAATTTACTGAGTTTCAGCCAAAGGTGGGTTGGCGTTATGCAATGAATGGCTGGAATGGTTTCAGCCACGCGGCAATAGGTCGTGATTTGACATGAGATAAATACATATCTAATATGAGCGCATGAAGCCGAATTACAAACGACCCTTTGTCCAGTACGTCAAGAAGGCGCACAAACCCCTGCAATTGGCGATTGAGGATGCTGTTGAGGTGGTTTGCGAGATGCCTGATGTCGGCGAACTCAAAGTGGGGGACTTGGCGGGCATACGGGTTTACAAATTCCGTTTCAATCGCCAGGAATACTTGGTGGCTTATCGGCCCCCCGACGATGATCTGCCGGTCGAGTTTTTGATCATCGATTTTTATCAGGTGGGATCACACGAGAATTTTTACGACGAACTGAAACAGTATTTGCGGCATGAGGGTGGAAGAGGAGGATCGAAATGAGCCATGCACTGACAGCTGAAGACCTGTATTCTGAAATGAAGCGTATGCCTGCCGGGGAACGCATCAAGTTTTTCACATTGTTGACTGGCAATGCATTCCGCGAGGATGATTTCACCCACGAACAAGTGTTCGGTCAATTGCATCAGGAAATGTTTTCTGCATGGGAAGCAGCGGAATATCTCGAGATTTCCGTCCCGACGCTGCGTCGTTATGTGCAGTCCGGCAAACTTGTTCCGAGCCAGATGGTGGGGCGCAACCAGATGTTTTCCACCCAGAGCCTGAGAGCATTCAAACGCTCACGTGGTCGAACTTGAGGATGACACTCTCAGTCAGGCCGATTTCAACCGGAATCTGCCTCGGCTGACAGTTTCGATCCAGAGTTCGCGCTTCGATTTCCCCCCCATGGCGTCATCAATTCCGCGCGCACCTGAATGCGTTTTGTCGGCAATCTCTTTCCATGAAAGCCCAGATCCGAAATCCCGATGCTCCCAGAGCAAAGTGATAATGTCAGCTTGGATGCCAGAGAAGGCCTCCTTGCGCCCACGCAGGCAAAGTTCGATGCTGTTGCCTTGGCGTTTCAAATAACTTTCCGGCAATGACATGCCATCGGTGCTTCCGCCCAGAAGGAATTCAAGGTAAGGCAGGTTGATGCGTGCACCGGTTTCGCCGGTGACATACAACATGTCCACCATAGCCAAATGAGTGTTGGCAGGGATGGCAACCGAGGCGACGGGGGGCGCGTTGAGAGAAATCACAATGGCGCTGGGCGGTGTCGGCTGCGAATGCAATTTCTGCACGATGCTGTCGCAGCGGGTTTTCATTGATCGTGCCAGATAGATGTTGGTCTGCGCGCGATCGATTACCGCGCTACCCAGATACCACAGCGCATCGTGTTCCAGCAGTTGCATGCGCCGATGGTGGGCTGGCATACCAAGACCCTCGCACAGGTAGGTTTTGATCCAGTCTTGCGAAATCTGCAACAGACGGGCTTCATCCAAAGGGACGCTGCGCCTTTTATGGGTTTCCGGACACTTATACCAAGCCAAATTCTTTTCGGTGTCCACCTCGATTTCCACATCTATGTCGCCATCGCGTGCAGGGATAAAAATGTGCGATGCGAACCCTGCAGGCTGCAGAGCCTGAACGGACAGGAGTTCAGCCACCAGCTTTTCTCTCGGGCGGTGGCGGGTTGCCGAGAAAGGGATCAACCCTTTCTCGAATAACTGGAATGCGAAGAGGACGCTATCGAGACTGAGCATGTCAGAATTTTACGAGAATGCCCCAGGATTCGAGTAGCCGATCACGAAGCTGGCGGTCATTTTCCGTCAGTCCGGAATTTGAACAGTTGTTGGGGGCAGTGATCGTCACAGGAATGCTGCGTGCTCTCTGCCCCGGCTGTTTGGCCAGGTGAATCGCAATCTTCACTTGCTTGACCACCAGCGATGAGAAATCCGACAACTGAAATTCGTCTCTCGCCACCTCGAAGATAGTCCGTGAATCATGACGGTCAGCCTGAATGGCCAAGGTGTTGTCGACCGGGCGCTTCTTTCCCTTATCATCTGATCGATAACCATCCTGTCGGAATTTGATCATTTGCAGTTTCACGCTTACGACTGGTTCATCGCCTATTGGAAATTCACGCGGAGATGCGAGACTTTCAAGATCGAACTCGCGCAACTGGATCGGTTCGCCCTCAATTTCACGTTGCAGGACGGTGTCGGCAAACACTCTCGCCAAATCGCGTCGGGCCGAATGAACGCTGCTTGAGTAAATCTCAATGGTGCCGCTTTGGGGTTCATAGGTGAGATGAACTTTTTCGGCGGGCACGTAAAATGTCGTTTCAATCTGATTGTCGACGATGTGCTCGTAGCTGTTCTGTTCGGCGTTGTATGCCACTGTGATGTGGTGCAGCGAGACATCGTCATCGTTGTCCGAGAATGCTGATCGCACGAAGTGCTCGATCAGTATCGAACCCTGAATGCCCAGTGTGTCGCGCACCTTTTCCTTCAATACATCCAGTCTAACCTGATCCAGTTGAATAGGTTGTTCGGCTGGCCCCTCAAAGCCACTGTAGAGGCGAGGGCTCATTCGATATTCGATTGCGAAACGGGAATCTTCCGACTCGGCAAAGCGCTGCGGGGCTTTCACAAATAACCAAAGCGAGCGATTGAAGGCATCCGGCTGTGCATCCAATTCTTCGATGTCTGGAATTATTTCACGAAGGCTGGTGATGGCTTCCTGTCCGGCGCGATCGGCAAGCACCACGATGCGCTCTGCCATTCCCTCGATGTTGGCACGGCGGATGTTATCGAGCCCATGGATGGTTTCTTGCAACGATTTGCGCCAAGGCTTGATCTCGGCCTCATCCGATGGTGGTGCCGGTATTTCAAAATCCTGTAGCCATGTTTGAAGCAATAAGGGCTGAGCCTTGTTGGCCAGGCGAGTAAAGTTCTCCATGTCCTTCATGAGTGATTTTCCTTTTACGTATATTTGCGCACCAGGCCGACAACGACCCCAAAAATTTCCAGCTTGCCCTGCGGGCGGATGATTGAAAAATCCGGGTTGGCCGGAATGAGATGAAAACCTGCCTTGTCGCGCCCCAGCGTCTTGAGCGTGAACTCATCGTCGACGATGCCAACCACCAGTTCACCGGGCTGGGCATGAGTCCGGCGTTCGACGATGGCCAGATCGCCGCTGTGTATGCCTGCGTTGATCATCGATTCGCCCTTGACCCGAATGATCACCGTTTGCGCCGGTTTCTCGATCAGGAAGCGATCCAGCATGACCTGCTCGCAGGCCTCGTCGGATACCGCGACCGGCGCACCTGCCGGAACCGGTTGACTGGCAATCGTGCGTTCAAAAAAATGGTCGCTGGGAGCCCAGTCGCCATCCGGAGTGCGCTCGAGCATTCCGGCAGCTTCGAGCCGTTCGAGCACCTTCTTGATGGCGGACTTGGAGGCGAAGCCGAGCAAATCCATCAGCCGGGCATAGGACGGAAAGGTGCGGTACTCGGCGTAGTACGCCTGTAGTCGCGCCAAGTGTTCCTGGTCGTTGGACGATTTGGATTTGGATATTGTCATGAGTGATATTGTAGAGAACGGTCGTTCTCTAGTCAAAAAAATACACACATCCTAATTACTGGTTCGCATCTGTTCGCAATCGTTCGCAACGCTCTCACCAGATTGCCCATTCGGCAGATCACAATCCCTGCATCGACGAGTTTGATGACAGAAGGAGTGCTACCCAATGATGGATGTGAACCAAACCCCACCGGACCGGATGACGGTCGAGCAGCGCAGGCAGGAGGTCGGCCAGTTGCTGGCACGCGGCATTGCCCGCTTGAGAATGCCGCAGCAAAGCCTTGCCCCAGAGAGCGAGTTTGAGCTTGCTATACCGCCGGAACGAAGCGTTCATGCGGTCTCCAACCCACGCAACAGAAAGGAGATTGCATGAACCAGAAAACCCACCCATTCGTGACGCCGCCATCGGTGGTGGCACAGATCACCCAGCTGCCCAGCCTGGACATGGCGGCGATCAAGGCGTTGTGGAAACGCCTGTACGGCGGGGATACGCCGACGCACAACCGGCAGTTCCTCGAACGGCGCATTGCCCACAAGCTGCAGATGATCGAATTCCGCAAGGTCGACCGCAACATGCTGGAAAGCAACCAACGCCGGATCGCCACCCTGATCGAGCGCGGCAAGATGCAAACGCCAACCAAGCATTACATCCCGCCGGTTGGCACTGTGCTGACCCGGTTGTATCAAGACGTTGAGCACTGGGTGACCATCGAAGCCGAAGGCACCTACGAATACCAAGGGCGGCGCTACGACAACCTGTCGGTCATCGCCCGCGAGATCACCGGTACCCGCTGGTCTGGCCCACTGTTCTTCGGGTTGCGCAAACAAGAAACCGCCAAGAAACCCAAGAAAGGAGCCCGGAAATGAATCAGCCCATCAAGCGCCGCATGCGCTGTGCCGTCTATACGCGCAAATCCAGTGAAGAAGGATTGGATCAGGAATACAACTCCATCGATGCCCAGCGTGATGCTGGGCATGCGTATATCGCCAGTCAACGTGCCGAGGGCTGGATCGCGGTGGCCGACGATTATGACGATCCGGCATTTTCTGGCGGCAACATGGAGCGCCCCGGCCTGAAACGCCTGATGGCGGACATCGAGGAAGGCAAGATCGATATTGTTGTGGTCTACAAAATCGACCGCCTGACGCGCAGCCTGACAGATTTCTCGCGCATGATCGATGTGTTCGAGCGTCACGGTGTGTCGTTTGTTTCCGTCACCCAGCAGTTCAATACGACGACCAGTATGGGGCGGCTGATGCTCAATATCCTGCTATCGTTTGCCCAGTTTGAGCGGGAGGTCACCGGCGAGCGCATCCGCGACAAGATCACCGCCAGCAAGAAAAAAGGTATGTGGATGGGCGGCATCCCGCCCTTGGGCTACGATGTGGAAAACCGCCGACTGGTGCCCAATCCCAAGGAAGCCAGTTTGGTGCGCCACATCTTCAAACGCTTCGTCGAGATCGGATCGACCACTTTGCTGGTCAAGGAAATGCGGCTGGACGGAGCCACTTCCAAGGCATGGGTGACACAGGACGGCAAGGTGCGCACGGGCAAACCGATCGATAAAAGCCTGCTGTACAAGGTGCTCAACAACCGCACCTATCTTGGGGAATTGCGGCACAAGGAGCAGTGGTATCGCGCAGAGCATCCTCCGATTATCGACCAGCAGGTATGGGACGATGTGCAGGCCATCCTGTCCATCAACGGACGGCTGCGCGCCAAAACTACCCGCGTCACCAAGGTGCCGTTCCTGCTCAAGGGGATTGTATTCGGCAGCGACGGTTATGCCTTGTCGCCTTGGCACTCCACCAACAGACGCGGACGCAGCTACCGGTATTACATCCCGCAACGTGATACCAAGGAATATGCCGGTGCATCGGGTTTGCCGAGATTGCCAGCGGCCCAACTGGAGGGCGCGGTGCTCGACCAGCTGCGCGGCATCATGCGCAATCCGGCGATGATCGGCGAAATCGTGCCGCAGGTGAAAAATCTCGATGCAGACATCGACGAGGCACAAATCACCGTGATCATGACTCGGCTGGATTTGGTTTGGGATCAACTGTTCCCGGCGGAGCAGTCGCGCATCGTCAGGCTGCTAGTGGAAAAAGTGGTGGTGTCGCCGACCAACATTGAACTGCGCCTGCATGCCAATGGTATCGGTCAGATCATCAGGGAGATGCAACCAGCGGCAGAGGAGTCCATAGCATGAGTTCCATCAAAATCGAAGGTCAGGCCGAAGCCGTGCCGTTCAGCAACGGCACACTGACGCTCAACATCCCGATCAAGATCAAGCGGCGGGGCGGGTGCAAGAAAATCACGCTGCCTAACGGCGAGGAGGGGATGGCAAATTCGCCGAAGAAACCGACTGCCATGCAACTGGCGCTGGCGCGCGGATATCGCTGGCTGGCCATGCTGGAATCGGGCGAGGTGAAAACCATGCGCGAACTGGCTGCCCGCGAGGGCGTGGACAACAGCTACGTCAGCCGGATGGTCAATCTGACGCTGTTGCCGCCATGGATCATCGCGGCGATTCTGGATGACTCGCTGCCGGAGGATGTGCTCCTGTTCGACATGGCGGTTGATCCGCCGGCGCTGTGGGATGAACAGCGAAGCCGGCTCGCATATCCATGA